GACATCGATATTGCTATCGTTGACAATCTTAGAAAGTGCCTTGAGTGTATCTTCATTATCCTTCAAGTCGGCATGGTGCTTGATTCTCTCGGCGATGAAATCATAAAGTCTTTCATCGAAATTGAGAGAAACAGTACCAACCTTCGTACCAATCGAGGTGTCTCGGTATTTGCCAGCTCCGGTCTCGAAATTTGTAAAAACAACTTGGCCGTCTGGAACAAGCATCGTCGCTTGCCGGAGCATGGGTGTAGCGTTCCATTCTATTTTCAGCGCATTCTCAGGAGCTGACTTTCGAATCTTCAAGTGGAACAGTACATGATGGGCGTGCTTTCCTATCTGATAGGATTTCAACGGTGTTATTTCTGCAAACCCAGAAGTCAGCTTGATATACTGAACTTCTCTTGGCAACAAACCTCTGAGACGATGTTTGTAGCCGACTGGGTTGTCTCTAGGGTATGAAGTAACCCCACTCTCAGAGACAACGTAGTACCCTTCCTGACCATAATAATAATAAGTGCCAGTGGTCTGGGGGTACGTGATGGCTGTGAACAAGCATTCATAGCCATCATTTTTGGATGCACTCCACTTTTCATCGAAACCGTCGTAATAGACTGTGTCGTGAAGTACATCTATGGTTTTTCTGTCAGAGGGAGAGTATAGTTTGTGCGAAAATCTCTTCTTGTCGTCCTCTGACAGGGGATGATCCATGACGTACACACTGTCAAGGACCATCAAAAGCGGCCTGGTGAAATTATAACACGCTCGCAAGGTCTGGTCTGTCAACCAACTCAGGCTCTTGTGGTACTTAGCGGCGTGTTCTCTCACTTTGTCATAAGTTCCGTGGATGACCATCTTGAATGCCATCACTAACATGACGACATTCAGGTTGTCAGCAACGGCTCTCAATCCAGCGTGACTGTACGGGTGGCCTTTCTCGAAAGGGCCGACATTAGTTCTTTCCAGTTGCTCCAGGATTGGCTTGGCTATGTTGGAGAAGTTATGTGAGTACTCTCCAACGACCTGCCCCTCTTTAATGGCGATGTAAGATCTGGGCTTGAACTTGTCGGCGATCTGGTCTTTCTCTGATTCTCTCGAGAGTTTGAGAGAATCTTCACTCTTCTCTCTGCCGGCTTTCTGGGCTGGTGGAGAAGTGGTTTTGGCTCGCGAGTCTTTTGTTGACTTGGCCGGTGGGGCGTCGCGAGGGAGAGAGGTTTTAGTCGATTTCTTGGGAAGCTTGGCTTGTTCAGGCTTCTTGCTTTCTCTCTCCTTTTTCTTTTTTTGATCCGGAGCTTTCGGGGCTCTTTCGAGTTTCTTGTTGTCTTTTTTCGGAGCTTGCACAACAGTCTCCTTCGGCTTCTCGAGTGTGTCGTTTTTATTAGGCTTGTCGTCCTTGGTCTCTCTCATGTCGAACAATAACTCTTCGGCAGGTTTTCCCCCTCCATTCAGAGTCTCCACGACTGGAGCGATCTTGACTTCAGCAACGTTCGGATCTTTTGGCGTTTTTGGCGGCAGCATCTTTTCTTTCCGAATACCATCTTGGCGATGAGCTTTCGAATGGTATTCTTCCAGAACCTTGAGATCTTCAGCCTTGGCTTCCTTGGTCCAGTTCGAACAGAGCTTGTTAAGCTCTATCGGCATGTCCCAATCCTTATAGCTGGTTGAGCAAATTTCATAATGGCCACCATTCCTGGGGCCGCTATGACATATAGCCCAAGCAGACTTCGGATACTTCAATTTCATTCTGTACTTGTTCCAAGCTTCTGGTTTAAACTTCGTCGCAGTGAAAATCAA